TTTTTCATTCATTGCTTGTGAGAAGGCAGCACCTTTTCTGTCGCATCTACATTTGATGGGTCCAGAAGTTATGTCATGGGCTACTGCCCAACTACATAAAACTTTGGCTGTAATTGCTAAGGCAGAGAAAGATGTAGACTATGGCACAGGTTGGGGTGACTACACCATCATGGAAAAACCTTCATGGCTATGATCAGTCATGACTAGAGCAGCCAAGGCTAAGGGCAGAGGTGGTCAACAAGAAGTTAGGGATAGGTTACTAGAAACATTCCCTGAGTTTGAGAACGATGACATCAAGAGCACAACTATGGGTGATGGCGGTGAGGACATACAGCTATCACCTTCTGCCAGAAAGACATTGCCAATTAGCATTGAGGTTAAGAGGCGTAAGTCTGGTATGAAGACTGCTTATAGTTACATAGATCAAGCAGGTAAACATGGTAAGGGTGAGCCAGTAGTTTTTTATAGATCCGATAGACAACCTTGGATTGTTATGGTAGGCATGGATCATTACATGGAACTACTGAGGAACTGGAAAAAATGAGTGTAAAAATTTGGGATGTACTAGAAGGTCCAATCTCTAGGGATGAATGCCCTGACAGCGATGAGTGGCCTGATGATGCAGAGTATAGTATGCTTTGTAAGGCTGAAGATGATGAAGGAATATTTGAGGCTGACTTTTATTTTGAGATATATGCAGATGCATACGAGTGGAAAGTTTATTTTGAGTCAAACATTGACCCTTTAATTATAAACTCTGATGCAAATGATGCTTGACTATATCTACCAGTTAAATATAACTAGGGACTTTCACTGTGCAATTTGAACTTAACTTAACCATAAAGGTTGATCCCTCTGCAAACTTTTTAGAGGTTGACCCTGACTATAATCTTGCTGTAATAGGTGAGGTAATTCAAGATCATCTGTATGACATAGATGATATTCAAGTAACTGAATGTGAGGTAAAAAGAGATGACTAAGATAATACTTGACGATAAAGAGTATGACACTGATAACTTTAATGAGGATCAGATTAAGATTACAAACACCTTAAACCTTGGCGTGAATACTACAGCTATGTTAGACCATATGATTCAGTCTGTTCGTGCTATACAACAGATGAAATCAGCCGAACTAAAAACATCTTTAGAGTCCTCCAATGATGATCAGAAAGAATTAAATCTGTGATAAACATTGCTGATCTAAAGACTATGGGATACTTCACTTCACTAGACTCAGACAAAGATCTTTTGTTAGCGTATTCTACTTGGGTCGAGGATAAGATCTTTACTAAACGTGAAGAACGTCTTGTAGAAAATACATTAGGTCTTGTAGGTGAGGCTGGTGAGGTAGCTGAGAAGGTTAAGAAACTTATCAGAGACAAGTCCAGGTTTACCAAAGACGATATAATTAAAGAGCTAGGGGATGTAATTTTTTATGTAACAGCCTTAGCCAATTACTATGGCTCCGATCTACAAGAAGTAATTGAGGAGAACGTAGTTAAGTTAGATGGGCGTGAAGCCAGAGGAACATTAAAAGGAAGCGGAGATAATAGATGAGCAACTACCTACCAACCGACTATCAAACATTCATACACAAGTCACGTTACGCACGTTGGCTAGATGAGAAAGGTCGGCGTGAAACTTGGAGTGAGACAGTAACACGTTACACTGATAACGTAGTACGTCCAGCCCTTGAGAAGGCTAACCTTACTGTACCTAAGATGACTAAGCTCATACAAGAGATAGAAGAATCTATCCTCAGCTTAGGTTCAATGCCTTCTATGAGAGCATTGATGACAGCCGGCCCTGCATTTATGCGTGACAATACAGCAGGTTATAACTGCTCGTACCTACCTGTCGATGACATGAAGGCCTTTGATGAGGCTATGTTTATCCTGCTCTGTGGTACTGGTGTTGGCTTCAGTGTTGAACGACAGTTCATCAGCAAGCTCCCAGACGTGCCTGATCTCTTTGAGAGCGAGACTACAGTAGTCATCAGGGATAGTAAAGAGGGTTGGGCTAAGGGTCTTCGTCAAGTGATTGCACTCCTGTATAGTGGTGAGATTCCTAAGTGGGATACTAGCAGAGTTAGACCTGCCGGCGCAAGGCTAAAAACATTTGGTGGTCGTGCCTCAGGCCCAGCACCATTGATTGATCTGTTTAACTTTGTCGTCCATACCTTTAAGGAATCACAGGGTCGTAGGCTATCATCCCTTGAGTGTCACGATGTCATGTGTAAGATTGGTGAGGTAGTTGTAGTAGGTGGTGTACGTAGGTCAGCTATGATCTCTTTGTCTAACATGTCAGATGACAAGATGCGTCACGCTAAGTCTGGTGCATGGTGGGATAACAATCCACAACGTGCCTTAGCTAACAACTCTGTGGCATACACTGATAAACCTGATAGCTTATCATTCATGCGTGAGTGGATGGCATTGGTTGAGTCAGGCTCAGGTGAGCGTGGTATCTTCAATCGTGAGGCTTCTAAGAAACAAGCAGCTAAGAATGGTAGACGAGATTCAGACTATGAGTTCGGGACAAATCCTTGCAGCGAGATAATTTTACGCCCAAACCAATTCTGTAATCTTACGGAGATTGTAGTACGTTCTACTGATGATGTTACTAGCCTTGCTAAGAAAGTTCGTATAGCTACAATCCTTGGTACTATCCAGTCTACTTACACAAAGTTTCCTTACTTGCGTAAGATCTGGCAGAAGAATACAGAAGAAGAAAGATTGTTGGGTGTGTCACTGACAGGTATCATGGACAACCCTTTAATGACAACTGAAAATGAGGGGCTAGGTAAAACTCTTGAACATCTTAAATCTATCTCTGTTGCTACTAATGCTGAGTGGGCTAAGCTTCTTAACATCCCTGTTGCTGCTGCTATCAGCTGCGTTAAACCTTCAGGCACGGTATCACAGCTGGTTGATTCCGCCTCTGGTATTCACGCTCGTCACTCAGCCTATTATATTCGTACTGTGCGTGGTGACAATAAAGATCCTTTGACACAGTTCATGAAAGATCAGGGTGTACCTAGTGAGCCAGATGTTATGAAGCCTGATCAGACTACTGTGTTCAGCTTCCCTATGAAGTCACCTGATGGGGCAGTAGTCACTGCAGATATGTCAGCCATACAACAACTAGACATGTGGCTTGCCTATCAAAGATCGTGGTGTGAGCATAAACCATCGGTGACTATCAACGTTAAAAATGCTGAGTGGTTTGAAGTAGGAGCATTTGTACATAAGCATTTCGATGAGATGTCTGGCGTATCCTTCCTACCTTTCAATGAGCATACGTATCAGCAAGCACCTTATCAAGACTGTTCTAGGACAGACTATAAAACATTGTTGTCTTGTATGCCTAAGGATATTGACTGGACATTACTATCAAACTATGAGAAAGAAGACAACACTGCAGGTAGTCAGACGTTAGCTTGTTCTGGTGATAGCTGTGAAATTGTAGACCTAGTATAATGTGGACTATATTAACAAGGAGTCAGTGTAACTTTTGTGATAGTGCTAAGGCTTTGCTAAAGGGTAGGGGGGAATCATATACCCTCTACTCTGTTGAGTCTTCATCCAGTAAGTGGGTGTTGACTATGGCTAAGCAAGCAGGGTACGCTACAGTACCACAAATATTTAAACCAGATGGAACCCATATCGGGGGCTATACAGAGCTGAAGGAATATTTTGATGAAACCAGTACGTAAAAGTTTTAACCGTGCCTTGTATCAAGCTTACGACAAGAAGGCTAAGGATACTTTGGTTGACCTACTAGAAACTAAGGGCCACACCATTGTGAATACTGAAGAGAACTACTTTGTTGACGTAGTATCTCAGAAGGATGGCTACACATACTTCAATGAGGCTGAAGTAAAGGTAGCTTGGAAAGAAGATTGGCCTACGCATTGGGAAGAGATACGTATCCCTGAGCGTAAGCAACGCTTACTAGATAAGTATGATGGTACTAACGGCGTGTTAAACTTCTATGTATTCCGTGAAGACATGAAGCAAGCTTGGCGTATCAAAGATACCCTACTAACAAAAGAAAGTCTAGCTGAGGCTAAGGGTAGGTACATACAGAAGGGTGAACTATTCTTTCACATACCTTATACCTCAGCTGAATTGGTGACTACATGATTAAAGAAACTTATCTTAAACAAGATCCAAACAAGACAGAGGTTGAACGCTTTGACCCTGTAGATCGTCCCGCCCATTACAACATGGGTGGGATTGAGTGCATTGACTATATCAAACAAGTCGTAGGACTTGATGGTTTTATTGCCTACTGTCATGGCAATATGATTAAGTACCAACATCGTTATCGTTACAAACAGAAGCCTGCAGAAGACATGAAGAAGGCTGAGTGGTACTTACGTAAGATGAATGAAGCTTTGGAAGAGAAACATAAGTAAGGGTAACCCATGGGCAGACCAACCAAGAGATCTAAGAATGACTTACCACCTCTTGAAGAAGAGGCTAAGGCTTACATAAAAGATAAACGACCAAAAGAAAAACCCTTAACCAGTCGCAGGTATCTAGCGGGACAAGCCTTAGCTGGATTACTTGCAAGTGGTAAGGGTTCTT